GACAAATCTATCAACGGCTTTTGTAAGAACTTCACGTGTGTATATACGTCCATTCTTATTTTTGTTCTCAGCTTGCATAAAAACACCTTCTAAGAAAGTATTCTTTGCGCCATTCTTGCCTTCTTGTATAGAATAACTAAGTTGGTTCTGAGTATATTCTGTGATTAACTTCATTTATGCTCCCATTAATTTGATGAATTCTGTTACTGCTTTCTCAGCAGCAGCTTGATCTTTATATGAATCAAGCTTGAGACCATCTATATACAAGTTAAACTTATTTTTAGCACTTGTAATAACTGCCTCAATATTTTTCTTCTTGCCAAGCTTTTTCATAGTCTTGACTACCTTTTCACCACCACCGAGCTTTAATTTAGCTTCAATTACTTCATTAAATGATTCCTTAAACGTTAGCATCCGTTTCAACTTCTCCTGTGTCAGTTTCTACAGCAGGTTCTTCGGCTGCTGGAGTATCATCAGATGCTCCATACATTTTAGAAGCAACTTCTTGTTTGTGTGTGTCTAATGCGTCAATTAATTTATCATGCATAATACTATTAAAAGTATTGTTACTTGTTTGCGCATCGCCCGCCTTTATATTGTCAATTAATTCTCTTGTGCTCATAATCTCTCTGTTAAGTATTTATAAAAATGTTTATTTCTAGTAAACTTTATGTATACAATATGTTTATAAAGCTGAATTACTCAAATCTGGATTAATAAAGTCATCATCTACTGGATCATCTTTATTATCTTTAGCGATTTGTTTAATCATCTCGTCATCCAACTTCAGAATATTTCTACGTACCCAATCTTTCGACCAGAACGAACCAATATATTCATCCATCATTTGTAACATTTCTATTCTTTCACGAAGGATTTCTGCGTCCTTCAATTCAGCATAGTAATTATCTCTAGAATACTCAACTGCTATCTGTTCGCGGATATTTACCCAGTCACTTGGCACAATAATCTTTTTAAGGATTAACTGCCTTTTCAGTGCTTCATAGAATAGTGTTGAGAACTTATTACGAATACGATCAATAAATTTCTGGAATTTAAGTTCGTCACGCGTAATTTCTGAAGATCGACCAACAGAAAATGCATCTGCTTCAGTCAATCTTGACATAGGTATATTTAAAGACCTATATAATTTTTGTTGGAAGTATTGAATATCTTCAATCTCACCAAGGTTTGAACCACCTGGAAGAGTATCAATCTCAGTACCACGGCCACCCTCTCTTCGAGGTAACCAAAAGTCTTCCATAATATTGCGATGAATCTTTTCATCTTTAAGATTACCTGTGGTAGGATCGTATACAACCTTATTACGATACTTATTCATCGTATTATTTAAATATTCTTCTGCTTTACCTTTAGGTAGATTACCAACGTCTATATAAAATATACGTCTTTCAGGTGCTCTCGATATACGATAGATAACAAGTGAGTCTTCCATCATGCTTAATTGGTTAATAGGTTTAAGGGCTTTTTGTAAGTAACCTACAACCTTATTGCGTTCTTCATTTAGCATTCCTGAGTTAACTTGAATAATAGCATCAGGATTAATTTTTAATCCTTCACCGCTTTGATTCATTGTATCATCTTGATACAAATAATACTCAGCAACTTCTCTTACAAGATCAGCGCCAGTTTTCGGATCTTTAACCCTTTCAGTCTCTTTAATCTTACGAATCTTTGTAGGATCTATCTGCCTTAATTCAAGTATACCAGCTTCAGGCTTATTTGGATTAATAATACAATGGAAGAATATACGTCCATCAATATACCAACGTCTAAATGTATCATATGCCGTAGATGAGAAGTTAGTTAGATTAAGAATCCTTTTGAATTCATCTTGTATAAGTTCTTTAACTTTATCTGCTTGGTCTAAATTATCAAGGTTTAGCTTAGCGATAATACCATTCTCATCAGTAATTGCTTCATTACATATGTCTTCAATAGCCATATCCACTTCAGGATATGTAGCTACCGAACGATATTTCATGATTAATTCTTTATCGTTTTTGTACTGATCTCCACTAAGATCCATGTATTGACCAAAGTATCCACCTGTTGGGGATATCTCGTATGCACCGTCTTCGTTATCTGGAGTAAACGATACTGGTTTCTTTTCTGTTTCTATTGCTTTTCGTTTAAACTCAAAGCCAAATAGTGATCTGCTTTCTGCCATATTTTTTAATTGTCCTAATTCACTCTTTTCTAAATATTATTTATAACACTTAGAAAAGAGTGCCCGAAGGCACTCCTTATGTTATATCGATGATTTACGTTGTTGTATTAGACTCCCAATACTGTATTTGTAACTCAACCTCAAACTCTTCGATAACGTTCTCTGAGCCATAATCAAGCTCGATCGCTCCTAAAGTTGTAGGGAAAGTTCCTCTGATATCATACTTCTTTAGTACTGTACCATCTTTATCAAGCTGCTCAACAATCATATCAGCCATATAAGAACTAGGATCTGTTAATCCAGTGTTCAATTTATGTTGATTAATCATGTTCATCCACTCTTCATATTGATTACGTACATCAAAGTCTGTATCATTTATTACAGTAATACTCCAAGGATCAAACGTTCTGTCACCAGCTATTTGCAATTTGCGACCCCTAAAAGGAACCTCAATCGGTGCAATTGTGCTACCTGGCAATGAAGCCATTTTACACATATAGCTAGCTTTAGTAGTTGAACTACCACCAGATCCACGACCTCTCGACCGTCTTGCTCCTCCAGTTATACCAGCTGGAAAGTTCATCGTGACCTGGAATAGATTAGGTCTTGCTCCGCCACCCGTTAGTTGGGCTTTTATATCATCTACGCCTAAAATCGCCATGATTAATTACCTCCCGCAATTTCACTAAACTCAACACCAGTTCTTGTAGCGATGAAGTTTAATGTAATAAAGTTAATAGATCTTGCAGGTTTGACATAAATATCTGCTACAAACTTATTAGCATCTATAATGTTACCAGTGTTATTAGTACCATCACAAACAACCTTAAAGTCTGTAATACCTCTCCTACCCTGAACATCTCTCAAAAATGGCTCAACCATATTTCTAAATTGAGCTCTCGTAAATTCATCATTAAATTCGAATAATGATGCTTTCGACGCTGTAGATATTGCTTTCTCAAGAACAATGAATAGTCTCCTAACATTAATTCTATCGAATGCACTTGGCTTAGCTTGTAACGTTTTGTCACCAAATAACACTGTACCTTGACCTGGGAAAGTAACAATTGGGTTTACACCTGTCTTGTATAATGCATCTCTTTCCGCTTGATTAGGGTTCCATGCTAGTTTAGTAACGTTACGAACATTACCTCTTGTGAATCCAGCTGGTGAGAACCATGCATCTGCAACTAAATCTGCATTTGCTGCTAGTCCCGCCATAGATCCAGCCGCAGATATATAACGATAAACATCATTATACTTATCGTATACATATAAAGAACCACTATCTGCAAAGCCATAAGACGATGAAGTAATTGCTGTTCTCCATGTAGCTACCGAAGTAGCTGGTGCTGCTGCATTTACTGTTGCCGCTCTTTCAGGAGAGACAAAACCTACTGCATCTTTTCTTGCTGCCGCTTGGGCAGTTATAAAGTTACTTAACGTAATATTATCACTCGCACTCAATCCTGAGTTTGCTTGGAATATTAAGTTAGTATCAATTGTTTCAGCATCTGCCATAAGAGCATAAGCTGCGGTAGTTTCACCTACCGTTAATACGTTATCATCTACTCCACCAGTTAAGTCAATAAAAAACGTAGCTACTGTAACAAACGCATTGCTTGTAGCTGATTGACCTGCTTTGGTCAGTGTTGATTTATGATTACCCATAAAGATCCAATTTGAACCTTGATTGATAACGTCTTTGTAGTATAAAGTAGAACCATCTGATGATTTTACATCGCTAGCTTGTGACAAGTAAGTCCAATACTCAAGTACACTACCTGTTGTACCTGTAATTGAACCATTTACGTCATAAACCCATACGTGAATTTCATCATTTGAACCACCAACTGCAGCTGCTCCCGCAGATGTACCTGGTGCACTTTCAACATTGCCCGCTTGCCATGATGTCATTGTTTGTCCAGCAGTAGCAAATGATACTCCTACTGCATTACCTATAGCACCCGGATGACGTGCTTGCACATAGTCCGTTGCTGCAGGTGATTGACCGTCAAATACGGTCTTGTTTTGTGTTAGAATTCCAGTACCTGACGCTGTTGCGTTTCGTGCTGAAGTTCCAACTGCTCTAACAACTTTTAAATTGTTGCCATAGCTCAGAAATTGACCAGCAGACAAAACACTTTCAAATGTGTTTGCATCTGGCTGTCCGAATTTCTCAACCAATTGTGTTTCCGATGTGACAGTAGTAATCTCATTAGCAGGACCCCACTGGAATGCTCCAGCCATGGCTCCTATAGTCGATGATACTGATGGAACGACATTGGTCAAATCGATTTCTTTTACCTGTACTCCAGGCGAAACTAGATTAGCCATCTAAACTCCTTCATGTTAATTATAAGATTTATCATAATACGAATTTTCTCAATATACTTATTTATAACAACTACGGTTTATAGGTTTCCCAACCCTGGCCGAATGGATGATAATTATCTTGAGATGCAGGCATAATACCTACAGGTATAACTTCATCTTCCATTTGTTGTACTTTTTGTTTATATAACATATGTTTCATATTTACATCAGTAGATTCTGCAAAAAACTGAGTAGATGTGAACCAACCAAACATCACTAAGTTCATCATAAGATCGTCATGTGAATTATGATCAGCTTGATATGATGCTCCTTTCGCAACGAATGTACTCATTTCTCTTATAGTCTCTTCATCTTTTATCACTAATTTCTTTTGTGACATAATATCTCTTAGATTAGAACAGCCTATGCGTTTAGTTTTACGAGTCATTGTTACACCAATAGCATTAGCTTTAATCAGAGACTCTACAAATACATTCTCATATTCTAAATCATAATATAAACCATTACATACCACTTGTCCTGCATCATTTGATTCTACTACAACATAAGCTTCGTTATAATGAGTCGCATATTTGTATAATAAATCTGGGAATAATAAAGGACTAATCATATTATCACGATATGTACATACTTGTACGAATGGATTTTCACTTACATCTATTACAGTAAATGTAGAATAGTCTTGACCTCTTCCTCTTGATACATCCACAAACATCTGATAGGTATGACCTTCAATTGGTTGGTCAAAGATCTTTACATTGTTATAGTATTCTTGTGGCTCTGTAGATCTTAATGCTAATAAGATATCAGCAGATATCAAAGTATTACCTGTACCATGGAATGAGTTACCAAATTCTTGGTCAAACTGCAGTTCAGATGTATTCTCAATTGTCATCTTCTTCCATTCAGCATCTCTTCCTGGGACATCCCACCAATCTACACGAGTTGCAGTAAATTCGTTTGTTCCTTGTACTGCGCCTTCATATAACTTATGGAACATATTACCTATACCATTTGCTGTAGATGTGATAATAATCTTAGATGTTTTACCAGATGAGATAACTGGATATGTTGAAGTATAAAATTCTGATGCATTCTCTACAAATGCAAACTCATCGAGGTATACAAGGTTAAGTGACATACCACGAATAGAGCTTGATGATGTTGCGGCCGCTATAATTCTTGAGTTATTAGAGAATCCTATAGATCCTTTATTCAGTGCAGTACACCCTGGTTGTAGAAAGAATGGTAGGTTTTCTAACATGAGAGTAATACGTGCTANCATCTCTCGTGCAATAGCATTCTTATTTGCTAGTACACCAACAACCTGTTCTCCTTTAAATATAGCATACCATAAGAGATACGCTACTACAGCGATAGACTTACCACTTTGACGACATGCTAATACAATGTTAAAACGATTTGCAGTAAATGAGTCAAACATTTCCTCTTGATACTTATATAAGTCAAAGGGTATTAGACCTTTATCGAGGTGAATTACTTTACAATACTTTGTTGCAAAATATTTAGGGTCATCTAAACATTTCTTGTATTCTTTTAATTCCTCTTTTGTCCAAGGATGTTCTACATCGGCACCCCGAACATTCGGATTGCCTAAATAGTTTGTCTCTCTCATTTCTCAAATAAGTCCGGTTCTGTTTCTATTACCTTTTCATCACGTAACATCTTTTGTAACTCAGCTGTTGAGCCTATAAAAACATTGTTATTAGTTGCTCCTTGTTGAGCAATTGCTGTAGGGTCATCAGTTTTATCTTGTTCCTTCTTGCTCTTATGAAGCTTTAAAACTTTTTCACCTATCTCAGCATTTTGTTTGATTAATTGACCAAGAACTTCGAATGCTCTTGGATGCTCTGACTCACGAGCAAGTTCCATCATAAGCTCTATAGCTTCTTCGCCTTGAGTGGATAAATCGAATAAATCTCTGCGAACTCTTTCGAAGTCCGCGTCGATTTTACTTTTCGTGCCAGTCGATGTGTGCTTCTGGATTTTCGTCTCCATGTTCATGGTCATCGTCGTGTTCCTGTGGGTTTTCATAATATGTATTCCATAATTCCATTACACCATACTTTGTGCGACTCTCATCTTTATTGCCACCTTCATATGGTATAGCTAAGTTCTCTTCAATAAGACTTTGGTTAGCATCTTTGCCATTGACCTCAATCGTACCAAGTACTCTTCCAAATTTACCTTTCTCCATATCTTCTGTAA